GCCGTAATCCACCCTAACTAAGGGGGGGGGAAGGAGCTCTGCCGGCCAGACCAAAAAGTTCACACTCACTGCCTACGGACAAACCGCACAATGCAAAGTAGACGCTCAAATGGTTTTATAGGCCAACAGGGGATATAGTGCCCTTTACACTCTCATGCGCCGGTGATTTATCATTTCACACCGAGCCATAGGTTTCACGCATGGGCCGACTTGCAAAGTCGGCAAAAGTCAGTCCAAGCCTGGCTAAAACCAAGGCTTGGAAAGGCGCTCACGAGGAGCGTCTTTTCGCTCTTCACCGGCTCGAACGGCGGGTGAAGAAGCAGCAGCGGTGGTCGCTGCAGACGAAGAGGAGGATCCAGGACGACGAACCTCAACGAGCTCACAGTCGTCGATGTTTTTCTCCTCATGAATGGACAACAGTTTCAAGCGACGCTCAAGAGCGGCGAAACGCTGTTCGAAGAAGGAATCAACCTTCATTTCGATATCATTCGGGATACGGACGACGAATATATCGAGATTGCCATCGGTCATATTGGTGAGACCGGTGACGCTAACCTGGTTGGTCGTTGCAGTAGGGACGCCAGTCAGGGTACTAGACGAGACGAACGTGATACCTGCACTCGTACCGGCGGCTAGGAAGAAAGGGTAGGCCGCTGTGGCGCCAGCCGGGCCCCAGATAGATTGGGCGGTGGCACCATTGGACACGTTGACAGAGGGTGATGCGGCAATGGCAGTAGCGCCGTTCCAGGTCATATTAACAAGCCACTTTGAGTTGGAATTGGGCAAGTTGAAAATGAGGTCATTGGTGTCATTAAGCCCGATGGTCGAAGCAGAATAACGAGCCAAGTTTGTGTCCATATTTACAGTGGACAAGGTACTGCCGGTTGCAGCTGTAATGCTCGTAAAAGGAGTAAGGCCCATGGGTGATGCCGCAGTTGCATCGTTGGCGTAATTACGCAAATGGGCCATTAGGAAACCGCCACTACCATTCTCAGGTGCTTTCCGCCTGATCATAGTAAAGGAATATTCAATCCAAAGCTCGCCGATCACTCCAGCCTGAGTGCCATCAACGGCGAATTGAAAATTTCCAACGTCATACCACTTAGCCTGATCAGTGGATGGGCCAATGGTGTTGGCCGCATAATTGACGTAGTAATTATTGAGGGCGAGGTCACGTCCCTTGCCTTTAAAACGGCGACGGTGCATCTCAAGCACATCGAGGCACATAATGCCCGAAAAGGGTGCGCCACTAATGGAATGCTCATAGTTTTCAAGGGCAGTCATGTTGCCAAAGTTGGGGTCGTTAGGATCGAAATTTACGGCCATAGCACCCAAACCGGCAGACACGGTAGAACCACTAGCCGTGTACTCTTTTGTTCGGTAATAGATACGGAGAACGTTGGGGACGTACTCTTCATAGACTTTGGCGATCTCACTAAAAATGGGAAAAAGAGAGCTATTACCAGGATTGACGAACTGCTGCTCGAGAACCTGGAACGTTGTACCAGTGGAAGTTAAGTCAGAAAATTTCTCACGGGCGACAGGGAACGTGACACGCTCGGCAGTGGTGTTTTTCCACACGCTGCCGGTGTTAACACCATCGTTGACCATAGACACGCCGGTGGGCAATTTAGTGCGGGCGCCACTGAGACGGGCGCGAACAGGTCGAGCCGGGCGTTTACGGGCGACACGAAGGGGGGCTGCTGCCTTAATGATACGGGCAGCTTTATTAACAGTTGAACGAGCGACTTGGCTCTTGTTCTGTTTAACATTACGTTTTGAACGGTTGTTGGGAGTTCTAGTATAAACCATAGAGCAGAACGATGCTCAATGGAGTGCGAAGTGAATCAGCGGGCATGGTTGCTCTTTAGACCAGCTAACCTGTGGGGATTCCACTTGTCTTCGACGATTCATCCTTCACACAGTCCAGGATGTCGGTGCTTTCCTCAATTGCCAGTCGAGAAGAGTGCACTCTGTTTAAGTGAAGGGCGTCGTGTTACAACATCAGTTGGAAGACTTAGGAATAATATTGTGGTTGGGCCATACATGTGCCACACTTACTGCCAAACACCGGCGATGTTGCCGTGTCACAAACCTTAAGCACTATGAATTTATCTCAGTTCCATGCTCAGGCCTGACACTGGCCACGCGGGGGTTCCCACCCGTATTATTATTCTATCATTCTACCTATTTTAACAATGCTTATGTGCGAGCGAAGCAAACGTGTTATTGGGCGCGTCCACCCGGTAAGAATTTATTCCGCCCCTACCGGCGGCTAAACTATTTCACATTCTACTATAGCTTAACTGTTGAAGAGGGGTCGTTAGGCCCTGAGCACTGTGGCTCCAACTGCTTACAATCTATTTAAAGCGAACCACCGATCTGCTCGATAGTGAAGATGTAGTTCAAAATGGGGTCATCATAAATAGCGGGACCACCATACCAATGCTCGAGGTGGGACGCATATTCATCTTCGTCGGCTTGTGTCAACCCGTAGAGTTCGTACAACATGGCCCAAGTGTCGTCAACGGGGTACGCAAGGGGTTGATCGGTTGACGGGCGAAACTCCCACTCATGAGTTTTACGGGCAGCCTTAACGGGGTAGAGCGCCAAACACCGTTCTAAATAGCGACGAAGAAAAGGAACATGGGCGTTGTCTAGGTAGAGCCCAAATGCTTTGGTGCCAATATCCACGGGACAGGGATCAAAGGCAGAGAACGGAAATCGCGATAAGGCGCGCCCTGGCTTACAAGCAAATTTAGGCCCGTTAGTCGAAGGCCAAGGGACGCGACTGCAAAAATCAGTTCGCCAAGAGTGGTGCTCAAATCGGGGCTTGGGGCTCCAACCAATTCGTTGTAGTGTGCTCTTAAAATCGACGTTGGCCATTGATGTGGGCCCCGCAATTAAAATATCATCACCAAGGGCAATGAACTTGTAATTCTGTCGCAATTCAACCAAAGACACACCGGTTTTGTAAATGGCCCAAACGTGGGCAACAAGATTGAGCAGCGTGTTGTCGACGGACGTGTTGTCGTCGCCGCTTTTGCGTTGGCCAGGGACACGATACCGATGGCGTCCTTTGAGGGTAGTTCCAGTGGTGGTCAACTG